CCCGCTGTTTTAGAAGCTGACAACATCGCCCCATACGATAATGTCACAAGTGCTGCTGTTGCCAGAAGCCGTGTTGACATTGACGTACAGACATTGAGTCGTCGCACCCGAAACCACTTGAGTTTGGTATGCAGACGCAATGCTGATGTCTTGGAACTTACCGGTTCCCGTAACGCTCGATAACACCGTGTTGGCGGTCACTAAGTTCGCGCCATCATTGGTAACACCAATTGATACGTTTGCGGTTGCAATCGAACCCGATGGATTTTGCACGGTAACTCGACGGAGAATAACGCCGCCTGAGTTAGCCGTACCACCACCATTGGTCAAGCCTCCCGACAGAATCGGGAGGGTGATAACCGCGTTGCCGGCGGTGTTGAGCTGAGTTGCCCGGATGGACGCTAGTTTGTAATAACCAACGACGTCTGGGTAACTTTGCGCTAATGAATCTGCATTAGACATTTACGGACTCCTTACTTGTTGTTGTAAGTACCGCTTACAGCTTGACCACCGTTTGAACCGTACAGCGTGACAGTGATGTTCGAGGTGTTGCTCGAAATCGCTTGCACGTTGGTACCGTCACTGATGAACAATGGCACGCCAACGTTGACCGCCGACAGGTTTACCCAAGTCGGTGACGCAATGTTGTTAGCAGTGTTCAATTGAATGACGACGTTCGTCGTAGGCAGCATCGTCCAGATACCGGCAGGAACCGTTACTCCAGTCGTTGCGCCGGTGCCAGTGGCAACGGTAATCGGCTGAAAATATGCGGCTGCGGTGTTGGTCGACGCATTAGCAAGAATGATTTTATTTGCTGAAAGTGACATGGTTACTCCTTAGAGGCTAATGCTGTTATAGCCGGTAACCTGGGTCATGGTTTTCGGTTTGGTAGACACCAATTCTGCAATGGTGATAACCGCGCCTACATAACCAATCTGCCAGTTCGGGAGCGTGGACTCAAATCCAGTAAACACGAACGAACCTTGCTCATGGACATACAGCGATAAGTAGTTCGAGTTCAGAAAGTACACGGTACCTTCCGGACAGTACGGGTCTGGGTAAATTGGCACGCCGGCAACCATCAGTGCGCGGAACGCAGCTTGTGGGCCGTTGCCATCGCCATCAAATCCGTTACCCGGAGTGATGACGTATTGTTCTTGACCGACGTAGTCTTGCGCCAACAGCGTCCAAGTACCGAATCCGCACACGCCAAAGGTTGGCACTTCCGCGCCTTTCTTGACGGTACCAGAAATGTACTGGAGGATGTTTTGACGGGTCGGATTGACATTACCCGCGCTGTACACAGTGGATTGCCACCAAGTGTTAGACGAACGCGAAATGTTTCCGTACGCACCGGCGGCAGGGTCGGTATTTGAAACAGCACCGGGCAAACCGATAAACTGTTGCGTATTGGTCGTGTTGTTGTACAACGCAGTTGCCATTGCGTCCATCATCACGTTCGAGGCGTCGTTCATACGAGCTTCGATCAACGGGATAATGGCGGCATCGTTCTGAACCGCGCCTTCCATGCCTAAGAACGGCACTGGGGCAATCATCAGTTTCAGATCGAATTCCGCATTGTAAGCGCCTTGTTGGACAGAAGGCTGGTTGAATGAACCAGAGTAATCTGACCACTGAGCGTTCACAAATTGTGAACCTTGGACCGGAACCGTGACCGAGCTTACACCGCCCGACGCTTGTTGGCTGTTAGCGATAAGCGCAGCCATGAGCGGGGTTGAGTTGTAAATCTGGACAACGAGTTTCGGAATGAACGCACGGCGAGTTACGTAGGTCAGTTCGGTATATTGCTGACTACCTGTCGCCGGAATAATTCCACCACCAATCGGCATGACTTATCTCCAAAAGTTGTTATAAACCAATCGGACGTCGCGGCTGTCTTAATTCCGCAAGCGCCCTCGCAGCTTCTTCACGGGCACCAGTCACAGGATTCTTCCAGTATTTAGACAGGTCGAATTTGCTCATGGTATTCGGTTGATAGCCGCTTGGAGTTGGAGCAGCGGATTGTTTCATCCATTGCCAATACTCCGCAGCAGCTTCGTGATTGGTAATGCCTTTGTCAAGCATTACTTTCTCAATCTCTTCAATGTTGTCCTCAGAGGCCAGTCCTTTTTTGATGACGGCTTGACGACGACGTTCTAAATCTTCGTTTGCTTCTTTATCGCGTAAACGCGCTTCAAGTTGCATAACGCGTTCTTCGGCTTTTGACAAAGCCTTGTTAGTCGACTCCTCAATTTCCAATTCCGGAATCGTCATGTTGGGTTTAACTTTTTTGGTCAAACGCAAGATGTCTTTTCGGGTTTCAGGATTTTCCGCAAGGGTTCGCATTAAGGTTGCTAACTCATCGCGTTGTTCGAGGCTTAAATCTTCTAGGCTCATTAGGAATTACCTTTGTGGTTTACGTTGACTAGATCGTTTGGAAGAACGTTTTGGATGTTTTGCAGCGTAAGCCGAACGAGCAGCCAATTCTTCATTGGCAGATTCCTCGCGTTGTAATGGCGTACGCTTATCCACTTAGATGACCTTTTGACCGTCACCAGGCTTCTTCACACCCATCGAGTTCTTGCTACCCGCTTTCTTAGGAGCGGACAAGCCACCGAGGTGCGCGAATCGGGGTTGGTTGTAAATTCGGCCATGCGCCTGTTGGTCCGAAGTTACTGGTCGGATACCACCGGCGCCACGAGGTTTGAAAAGGTCCAAAGTAATCTCCTTATTGCGCTAAATGCGCCCAATTTTTGCCATTAATAATATCAGCGACAGTTTTGCCGTTGACACCGTAAATTTTACCAAGTTCACGAAACGAATATCGATCGGTATCAAACAAATCTTTAATCTCATAAATTTGAGTCATTAAAAGTTTTGTTCGGCCATGAAACAACCCAACAACGTGATTGCCTCGATTTCGTGATTCCCTATCTTGAGCGTTGTCTTTGTAACTTCCAAGATACAAATGTTCAACATTTACGCAAGATGAATTATCGCAAGTATGCAATACAAATTTGCCAAATGGAATAAATCCATTTTTTTGTTCCCAAGAAACTCTATGGGCCAACTTCCAACCTTTTGACCAAAAAAACTTTCCATATCCAAATTTGTTTTTGGAAGAAACCCACTCATGACAACCATTATCCAAAATTTTAATTTTGGAATTAAATCGTTGATTTAATGTAAGTTTCATATTTCCTTACATCACTGGAGGGGTTGAAGGGGGAGCAGCACCACCGGGGGCAGCGCCAGGAATATTCGGCATATTGGGAACAGCCGGCGCCTGTGCCATCGCACGGCCTTCAGGCGTACCGCCACCGGCTTGGGGAAGGTTCTGTAGCATCTGAATGATTTCGCTTTGCTGCAATTCGTTGGTCTTGGATTTTTTAGGACCAACAATTCCGGTCAATGACCGCAACGCAGCAAGAGCTTTTTGCCCTTCGGCAGATTCTGAACCAATGGCGGGGAGAGATTGTTCGATCAAATCCATTGCCATTGACAGGTTAATCATGGCGCCTTCTTTGTTTCCCAGTTTGGGTTCAGGCGTCGACATTGGAGAACCCATCGGTCCGGACGCTTCATCCGGCGACATTTCCGACGGCGGCGTAGACGGAGGCGCGGTCTTGCCGGCACCACCAACGGGTTGCTGCGACCGTATCAAATCCATCATTGCGTTAGGCGATGCTGCCACGAGTAATCTCCAAAGTTCCTAATAGCATTTACTAACCATAACAAGTTGTCAATAGGGGAGAGCAACTTTTGTTGGAAGTCACGCCTCCCCTACTGACAGGTTCGCAATTACTTGCGAGCCTTTCGACCCTTACGAGCCTTGTGGCCTTTATGGGCCTTACGTCCACGGCGAGCCATGTTCGTTCTCCTGCACGGGGCCAACTTAGACAGGGAAATCAGCCAAACCCTTTTAGACCGTGAAGCCTAAACCTTATCGCTTCGTCTTACGATGCTTGCGCATTTTGCCGCGTTTCATTGCATTCTCCTAGTATCGGGTTGAACGTTTTGCGCGTCGGGGGGACCGCGCAGACATAGTTTTAATCCCTGTTACGCGATATTGCAAGTTTGCCGGTGAAGAAAGTCGGGTCAGGCTAGCCGACGTTACCTTGGGTTGGTCGGCTGTTGATACGGTTCTGCCTGATTTTTTAGCCATTATTCCACCGCTTGCAGTTGTGCTTTGCCGCCCTTTTTGGGGGGTTGCTGTTGGGGTTGTTGGGCTTTCGTCGCTTCACGTTTGCGCAATTTGTCCTTGAGCAATTGTTTCATGGGCGGTTCTAAAAGGTCAAGCAGCGATTCGTTATCAATCGCGCCAACCTTTAATAAATTGAACGCCATTTGACGCAAATCTTCGGTAAAAATAGGGCTATTGCTGTGCGCATCCACCTTGACCGTATAGTCTTTGGTGAATTGTTCCGCAATAAACTTGTTGCCGTATTCGTCCGTATAGTGGGTCGGGTCGTAGGCTTGCTTGAGCTTTAGGTACAAAGTAGCCAGTTTTTCCAAGGAATCCTCGATAATCAGCGCCCGTTTTTTGGCTCTGGACGAACCCAAACGCGCCAACTGACTGGCGTGACCGGCGCTTCGCACCCCGGCTTCGCCCTTGCCTTCTAAGATGTTTCCGATGCCAGAGGCTTCGCCGAACATGGCGTCCACTTCGTGAATGACTTCAAACAGTTCTGGCGGCATTTGCGGCGCCATACGGTCGACTTTGGCGTTCGGCATATCCGTGGCCAACAGGCCGCCGGCGCGGTTTAGCGCAAAGTTCTTTTCATCTAAAATGCCCGTAAATCCAGTTAAAGCCGTCGGGGGGTCGACTTGTTTAGCAAGCAAATCAAGGATTTCCGTCATTCTGCGATTACGCAGTTGTTGCAGGAAAACCAGACGCTGTACTTCGGATTGCCCCCAATAGTAGTCGTACTGAGGGTTCGGGCAAATCTGAACAAACGGTAACTCACCTTTGAGGAATACCGTTTCACCCGGACGGTCGTAAATGAACACATCGGGGTCGGCCATTGTAACAACGCGGTAATCTAGGATGTCCGAATCCCAGACCCACAGTTCGTTCATCTTGACGGTTTCTTCGGCAACGCGGGCTTTGTAACGGTTCATTCCGTACAAATCGAGGTTGACCGTACCGTAAATGGTCGGGTTGGTTTGGCTCATCACAATCCGGTCTAACCCTTCCGGCACATCCTCGGTCTTGGTGTGATACCCAGTTTGGATGCGCTTTAGGATGGATTCGCGTTGCGGATGGCTGTAAAGACGCGCCATCAGTTCGGATTTTGTAATGTAATACGTTTGGACGATGGCTTCTTGCCGGTCGGTGTACGCCGTATCTTCGCGTAACACACCCATCGACGCCGGCTCGATCATGTACGGGTAGATGCCGTTGTTGTAAACCAGTTTGACGTACGTGGTGTTGTACACCAGTGACCAGGTTAAGGCAGAGCTAAATACTTGATCTGCATTGGAATCTAACCAGTCGTCGTTCAACGACATGGTCAATCGCGGCACTTTGATTTGTTCTTGTTCCGGTACCGAGGCGCCTAGGTTGATGCTAAAGCGCGTGGTTTCAGCGGAATACAAAAAACTAGTCAATTGGTCAACGTGGGGGTAAATCTTGTTGAAGATGGCGGGGGACTCATTCGGTCCCGCGCCAAACAAATACCAACTGCGCAGACTGGAATAATCCCCGACGCGTTCATCCCGGCTGACCAGACACTTGTCGATCAGGTCTTTTAGGAAAAACTCCCGCTCTACATGGTCTTTAGGTATGCGCATTATTTGTTAATCTGCAAGTTTTGATGGTCAGGTATATAACTCGCGGCGCGTGGTCCTGTCAAGTTTCCGGCGTCGCGGGGGTTGATGCCGGCAGACTCGGCTTCCTTACCCAAGGTTGGACCCACGGGTTTGGAGTATTTGCCGGACAGAATGGACTTCATGCTCATGCCTTGGCCTTGGCCACCCCAGATGGCAGAGTCGCCGGGACGCGGCTCAGGACGGACGGCAGCGGACTCCACTGGCGCGGTTGGCGCTTGGTTGTTACGGGTGTAGTAGCCTTGTTGGGATTCACCCTCTCTGGCCGACTTGATGTTGGTCATGTTGTAGTCAATGGCCAACTGTTTGGCGGTCTTGTCGATGCCTTTGGTCTTGTCCCCAATTAGTCCGGGGGCTTGCAAGAACACTTTCATTACTTCTTGCTTACAGCGTTTGCGGTAGCACTTGGCTTCCGTTGATTCAAAGTACCCGTGGGTTGGGCATTTCCAGTCGTGTAACACAGCCATGTTATTTCCCTCTTAGTTGCTCATTAAGATTGCGATGTGAATAATCATTACGATTTTGGATTCCAATTTTAATTTTCAAGCCGTCCGGCGTGAATTCAATCCGTCTAACCTTGCGCATACTGGGTTTGGGCACCTTGCGATACTCCAGGTATCGGGTGCCATCCATGTTGCGCATGACGGCAATTTCGCCGCGTTTATAGCGGTTGTAGGCAAGACTGACCCGACGTTGGACGTTCTCCGTCAATGGATTGCGCCGCTCCACAAATACGTCGTGGATATAATCCTTGTTCAATCCCGCCAACTCTGCAAACAACGCCAGGCTAATCCCACGGTTTTTATCAGCCAGAAACCGGCGTATGGTTTCAAGCAGCTCCGTCTTTGGGATGATGGGTTCGTTAATCATGTGCCGAACATCCCGATGGCCTTGAGATAGTTGGAGACGTTCTTGCCGACCGCCACTTCCTCTGGGGTTACTTTCTCCATTGCTTTGGAGACGTCACGGGTCAACTTCATGGCAATCAGTTTTGGCTGCACTTGTTCGGCAAATGCGGCAACCGCCAATCCTGTGGCCATCACGCGGTCATCTTTGTTGCGACCGGACGCTTCGATGTGGGAGCCGTCGCGGACAATTGTTTTCATTTCTTCAAGCAAGTCCATCGAGTAGACGGCCAGTAATCCGCGCTCAAAATAATCTTTGAAGTAGTTGAGCATCCGCTCTTTGGACGAGGAAGTTGTCAACCATCCGATGGAGTTGGACGGACCGCCTAGGGAGTCGTTACGGCGCCAGATGTAGTTGGTCATGGAGCCATAGACGTCCATAAGGCTTTTGCCGGTAGCGCCGCCCATAGCGGACGCCTGACGGCGTAGGTTACGCATTTCGTTGATGACGGCCTGGCCTGGCCCATTGACTTCAAGATTCAACGTGGAGTTTTTGTATGCGCCGGCCAAGTGAGCGATTACCCACGCAAATTGGTAGGTATTCATCTCACTGGTCGCAAACTCGGCGACTTGTTCCATTCCGTCGGAGTAACAGCGATAAACTTGAATACAGAACCGGTCAGCCCAGTCGGACGACCCGTAAGCAGGGTCGGCGCCGATGACGTAATAGGCGGTGTCTATGGGTTCTTCCCAAATGCACAACGTAGCCAATCGTTCTGTGGACTTAACCACATTGGTGTCTTGGAAGTTGGAGCCGAACGTATAGCGGTAAAATTCGCAATTAATTTTCTTGGCAATCTTAACCGCATCGGTACACCGAGCCGTGGAGAAAAATCCTAACCCGGATTGGATAAACGCATAGTCTTCGGTTGGCGGAAACTCTTGCATCATTAAGGCTTCGTCTTTCATGCCTTCCAACAGCTTCCACCGCCACCACGCCATCTGACGGGAATTGACTTCGTAGTTGTATAGTTTTTTAATGTCCTTGGTCCATTCCTTCTCTTCCGGCGTAAGTTTGCCATCCCAGTACACGCGGTATATATCGGACTTGGCATCGACGGAATAAAACTCATTGCGCCACCAACCGCAGAAGATGGCCTTCTGGGTTCTGGCTTTCTTAGCGGTCATGTACATATCGTGGAACATATTGAACCCACGAGCGGTCGACTCGAATATATACAACCGGTTGGGATTCTGTTCGGCAAGGGAGGCCAACAAGGACGCCAACCCTTCTTCATCACCCCAAGAGGATGTCTCGGTACCGTGTAAGTACGTGATGGCTTTGCCGCGACCAAGTGAACCTTTGGCTCTCAACC